GGCGACGAACTGAAATTGTCCGGGGCCGTCATTGCGTCGTAAGAAATGGACGTAGAACCCGGCGCAACTGCGGCAAGATACAACCGACCGTAGTTATCAAAATTGGAAAGTGTTTCGTTTTCGCTGTTTGACGTAAGGAACGCAGGCGGCGTAAAAAGAAGCCGCGTTGTAACCGGCGTCGGTTCCGTATTAATTGGCGTCCATCCTGAACCTTCGGGCGGTGCGAACGTAAGCGAAGACGACGAAAAGCGGTCTTGCACGCAAGAAAGCTTGATTTGGTTAGACGTAAGTTCGCCGAAATCAATTTTCGTAACACGCATAACCATATTCGAAATGCCGAACGGCGACCAATTAAGAACGAACACGCTTCCGGGCCGCAAGTTCTGCGCCTTGCGGTTAACGGTCAAGTCGCACTTGTAAAGCGGAACGTTCAAAATTGAAAGTTGGCGCGCGGCAATCTTGCTTGCTACCGTTGCGTCGGTAACGCCGGGCGTCGAAACTTCCGTAGACTTAACGCGGTTTTGAAAGTTGATATTTGCGAAGTCTTGGGTAATTGCTACGCTGTCGTCGTAACTACTGGCGCGGTTCTTGAACGTAACCCGGCATTGGTTAAAAGTGTTTTCCCATGTTGTTTTCTGGAAGTTGCGAAGTTCTTTAACCGAAGATTCGTCAAGAACAAGAAGTTCGGAAACCGTGTAATCTTGGCGAACAAGTTTCGCAACAATCTTCGCCGTTGCCGGGTCTTGATACAACACGCCGTCGGCGACGCGCATTACTTCTTCCAACAAGTCTTTTCCGGTAATCGCAGATTGAACAATAAGCGACATACCCAAGCCTTCGTTATACAGCGTTTGCGCGCAGGCCGTAAACGAAGGCATATCAATTTCGCTTTCAAGGTTGCCGAAGCGGCCCCATTTTTGCGTCATTGCGTCGTAAACAATTTCCATCGGGTTAACGTCCAACCCGTTTGGCATGATTGAATAAGTCGCGTGCAAGCCGGACGTAATGCGCTGAATTTCGAAGCTGAACGGTTCCGGCGTCGTACCTGTTCCAATATAAAAGGCTTTGAACAACGCACGCGCAAAGCCGTTGTAAGCCGGAACATTCGGGCCAATCTTCGAAACCAAGTAAGAATCTTGCGGCGGGTCAAAACGACCGTCGTAAAACGAAATTGTACCTTGCAGGCCGCCGCGTTCATCTTCGCCGCCAAACAAGTTCGGCTTGTTAATGTAAATATCGCCGGACGAAGTTAAGTTGCCTTCCCAAACAAGGTAAGTACCGGCCCAAAACTTGCGAAGTCGAACGCCGGGGCCAAGGCACAAAATGCAATCAATGCCAAGATAGTTTTTATAACCGACCGTAACTTTCTTCGAACTGAAAAGCCCGGTCTTCATTTTCTTACGAATTGGCACCGGGCGGAAGTCACCAAACCAAGCCGTTATCGGCGATTTCTGGCGCACTGTTCCCCACACTAGCGGCATTGGGTCGCCGTACTTAGAACGCGGAAATTGGAAGTCGCCAAGTTTCGCCGCGCGTGCGTTTTCGACGTTCGGTTTCGGCATAAGCGCCGCCATAAGCAAGAAGGCGACGACGAAGACAATTGCAATCCACATTTGTTAATGAACCCCGCTTTGAAATACGTTATTCGATTCGCCCGGAACAAACGGGCAACCGCCGAAGTTCGGTTGATTGTTGAACTTGGGGCAACCGTTGGCCCCGTTGTAAGAATGGTCGCAACCTGCCGTAACCTGAACCGAAGTGCCGACAGAAATACGCGCGAATTCGTAATTTACCGTTAGAATTGCCCCGGCTTGCGCGACAATCATTCGACGTTCGTTGCGCGCAGGTATTGCGATTTCGCCGCCGATAAACCAACCGTCGGGAAAACCGCCAAGCGACGGAATCGAAATGTTGCGACCTTCGACCGCCGAAACCTGCGTATCTAGCGAATTGCTTACGCGGCTTACCTTGCAACGTTCGTCGAACAAAACGTTATTGCAAGGCGGCTGTACGTAAACGTTCGGTATATTGCCCGACAGCATCGAACCGAACTTGCTTGGCGTTCTGAACGTTACAAATTCGTCGTCAACCGAAATTGAAGCAATCGGCCCTTTCCAGTATGCGACCCAAGTTGCGGCGTCGCGCTGGCGACGGTAAATCGTCAAAACCAAAGACGGCGGCGTAGTTTGAAACGCATAGTCTTTAACGATTTGTTCCGTAATCGGAAGCGTAACCGTCATATCTACGTTGTCGTCTTCGTGCGTTCCGACTTTTAACGTACTGCGCTTCAAACCCGGAACGGGGTTATATGTCGCACTGTTGAAGACGTGCGCCAGAACGTCGGAAGTCATGTAATAATTGCGATATGAACCGACGAATTCGTAAAGTTCAAATGGCGCGCTATCGCCTACGCTTTCTTCTTTGTCGTCGTAATCAGACATTAGGGTTCCGCCGTTCGAATTGAAAGATTCAAGATTGATTCAAGGCCGTAATGCTTCCATTCTACTTTATCGTCGCCAAGGCGTACAGGCAACAAGTACGAAATTCGCTTAACTTCCATCCATCCGGCCCCGGTCGGAAGCGGCGTACCAAGAAGAAGAATTGTATTGCCGGTTTCAAGCAAAGTTGCGCCCAATATTTCGGTTCGATGAATGCCGGACGCTGTTTCGATTTCGATATAACGATGCGTGACAATCGGCCAAATCTTTTCGGCATACTCCGACCCTTCGACGGTATAGCTTGAAGTCGCGTCGGACGGTTGCACGGCCAAAGCCAAATCGGTTCGATATGTGGGCATCCAAAACTTGCGCGCCTGTCCGCGTGCATACGCAAGAATCGCTTTCCAATAATCCAATTCTTCGGGATTCGAAATACGGTTTACTTTGAAGCTTCGCGGCCCGCCGATGCGGCTATAGTCCCAACGGCTAATAATGTCGGCAAGTCCGGTTTGATTGTCGATTGAAATTTGGCCGGTTGAAACTTCGTCGCGTACAAGGTCGTTTGCAAGCGGACGCTTCGTCAAAACTGGCACGCCGCCGAACTGTTCAAGTACGACGGTTGCGCCGGGTCGGGTAAGTTGCGAACGCTGGCGAATCATCTTCGCGTTAATTTCTACTTCGCCGACGGTATCGACGGAATACCGCGCAAGTGCTGTATTGTCGTCAATAAGCGCGGGCGAACCCGGAATGATTAGCGACCCTGCCGGAATGTCGAACAGCAGCGGCGAACCAAGCGTAGCCCCGTCGGCTGTCAATACGTCGATTTCGACAAGTGCCGCGACAAGCGGCGTTTGAATCAAGACGTATTCGGTATCGCGAACGTCGGTCTTCGTTCGGTCAAAATAAATTTGAAGCGCGCCGCTATTGCTTGCGGCAGTAATTCGGGTCGCGTACTGAAATTCAGGAATCCAAAGCCGACCAACTGCCGACATAACGTCGCCGTAAAAACGGCGCACGGCTTCGACAGAATCGAAAATTACTTTCAGCCGTTCTTCAATGCGCGGCATTTCGCCGCGAAGTGCTATGCGCTGTTCTGTTCCGTCAACCGCTACAATGTTGTCGCTTAACCATTCCCAAGTTTCGTTCAATGGAACTTCGGGCACAATGTCGAACTTAACCGCGCGCGTTCCTGTAATCAGAATCGGCAGCGGGTCGGGAACGTTGGAAAAGTCGAATTGAACTTCAACGTTAATATTCGGCGGCCCCGAAACGCCTACGGTTATTTCGTAAGTAAGTTCTTGAAGCGGCGGCATTGCATACGGCGTCGCTTGGCCGGTAATTTCAATACCGACCGGATTACTTACCAAAATGTCGTCAAGATTAGCCGCACGGTCGGGCCATGCGTTCCAAACGTTGAATTCGCGCGTTTGCGACGACGCGACCGTTTGCAAGTCCAAGACCAACGGCGAAACATGAACGCGATAATAATAATCGCGCCCGAAGTTGCCTTGTTCTTTGCCCACAATAGGCCAGCGATTCGAAGGCGCGATTTTGTACGCCGAATATCCGCCGCGCAAGAACATATCGCGCGGGTCGTAAATAGTCGGCGCGTATTCTGCGGGCGTGTATTCGTTCAAATCCGCAGAAATGTACGGGTTTTCGTCGCCGTAAACGAAGCTTTGCGCCGCTAAAAATGTTCCAAGTCTTCCGGCCATTCTTTTTAAGTTCCAGTGTATTTAATGGCATAGCCAAACGTTCCGCTATGCGTCGCGCCAGTTGACCAACCGACGCCGTTTCGCTGCGTAGAATCCTTACGATAAAACGGGTAAACTTTCCATTGGTCGGCACCGAATGTAATAATTTCGCCCGGTACAACGTTGTCGATTCGCAGATAACGCGCGTTTTTTGGGTTTGCGATAATAGTTGCGCCGCCGCTTGAACGACGCGCGACCGGCTTAATCGGAAGCAAAATTGTTGCTTGGTTCGAAATGTTCGGCAGTGACATTAAAAGCGAACCGACGGAAAGACCGGCCCCGCGATAACCGCTTAACATTGTGTCGCCGCCGTGGCCGCTTCGCCAAGGCGTCGAATCAAGCCCGGTATGTACGAAGCTTGCGAAATAGCTTCCGCCAGTTTGCGAAGAATTGCCTTCAAAAAACAAACCGACGCACAGTCCGGCATAAGTTGCGACGCCTGTTACGTCGCCCCAAGAAATCGCCGTAAAAACCTTATGGGCGGAAGTTGCGTCGGTCAAGCTGTAGTCGTGTCGATATGCCCCGGTAAACCATGCGCCAGTTCCACCAATGCCCGGAATATCAGACTTGCCGAACGAAAGTTGTTGGTAAAAGTCCGAATTGTAATTAATGATACAATAAACTTCGTCGGGGTCGGTAAACAAATGTATTTCGTAATTAATCGGGAATACGATTTGATTTCCGACAGGGCTTGCGACCTTCGCCCCGTAATTGCTAGGCGGCTGGCCCGTAAGCGTCGAACCGCTTTTGCCTGTTCCGCCATGCAAGCGAAGTTGCGGATAACCGCCCAAACTATCGGCGATTAGTTGAAAGAAACAACCATTCTTCGACAATATGCCGTCGGCAAGCGCCCAACCGTTAGAAGTACAGGCGTTTTCAATGGCTGTTTTCAAATCCGCAAAGTTTGCGGCGGTTCCTGTAATGTATGCCATTATTTCATTTCCAAAGCGATAAAATCGCGCCAAGAAGTACGATAGACGTTTTGCAACATTACAAACGCCCGCCCGCCGACCGCCTTAATAGCGTCTACGGCTTGAAGTACGGTAAGCCCGGTTTGGTCAACGACCGAACTTCCGCCTTCCTGAACTACGTTTTCGACGCCGTTGTTAAAACCGGAACAGAAATAAACGCCGTCGAATTCGCCGAATACGTTTCCGGGGTCGTTGTTCGAATCCGACGTTGGGCTGCCTGTTTTCCAGAAAATTGGAAGTATACACCAGAAAGCCTCCGCTGCCGGCGTATTTGAAATCAACATA